TCTCTATCGCGGCATGTTTAACCGTGACGCCATGGCGGGTGAACCCGGGCCATGGCGTCACGGTTAAACATGCCGCGATAGAGACCGAGTGCCAGGACGCGATTGCATCGCCCAGGAAAAAGAACGGGTTCCTGCGGTTCCACCTGAACCGCTGGGTGAACGATGCGCGCGCCTGGATGCCGATCGACTGGTGGGACGCGTGCAAGGGCCCGGTCATCGACTCCGAGCTGCAGGACCTCTCGGTGTTCGGTGGGCTCGACATGTCGCAGAAGTATGACCTGACCGCACTCGTGCTCACGTTCAAGACGCCGCTCGACGAGCCAGGGGAATCGATCGACGTCGTTGCGACCGATGAATTCGGCGAGCCGGTCAAGAGATCGATCTCGCTCAACTTCCGGATCACCGAGGTTCCGTTCTTCTGGATCCCCAAGGATACGATGAAGCAGCGGGAAGACGAGGACCGCGTCCCCTACGAAGAATGGGCGAAGGCCGGGCTTGTGACCGCGACCGAGGGGAACGTCATCGACTACGATCGCATCTTCAAGGACATCACAGGGAAAATCTGCGACCGGTTCCCGAGACTCCGCGGCGCGGACATAGGTTACGATCCCGCATTTGCCACCGACATCGCGATGAAGCTCCAGGGCGCGGGATTCCGGATGGTCGAGATCCTTCAGAACTACAAGCACCTCTCGGAGCCGGCGCACGTGCTCGAGGCGCTGGTCCGCGGCGAGCGCGTCCGGCACGACGGCCACCGGGTGCTCCGCTGGAACTTCGAGAACGCGACGATCCGCCAGGACGACGCCGGCCGGATCCGGCCGGTCAAGCCGAAGCGGGCAACTCGTCGAATCGACGGGGTCGTAGCGTCGGTGATGGGCGTCAGTCGGTTGATCCTTGAATCAACCTCCGACGAATGGAGGCCTATATGAGCGAAACGACCGCACTTCAACGCTTCCTCTCCCTTCCCGACTGGCTAAAGCGCTCGAACGGGAACGGAATGAAGGGCATGATCCACTCCGGGAACGGCGCGCAGGGGATGACGTGGCTATTCAATTCTGGCACTGAGCAGCTGCAGGCGGGCTCCAAGGTTAATTACGCCGATCAGGTCGGCGACGGCCTGGGAAGTTCGGTGCTCGCTGGCCCGCTCAATTTCCTGATGCGAACCTTTCTCGAGGCACCGCCGCTCGTGGAGCGCCGGAAAAAGGCGGGAGAATGGGAAGCGGAAGACGATCACGCGCTCACCGATCTCCTGGACAACCCTAATCCGTTCTACTCGGGCGAAGCGCTCTGGATGGCCACCGTCCTCGACTTCGCCTTCGGCAACGCCTACCTCTACAAGGTCCGGAATTCGTCAGACGAAGTGATCCAGCTCTGGTGGATCCCGCGGCAACTGATGCAACCGCGGTGGAAGCCTGACGGGAAGGTGTTCATCGACCACTACGATTACCGGCCGGGTGGCAAGACCGTCGAGATCCCGATCAAGGACATCGTCCATCTCAGATTCGGGATCGATCCCAGGAACCCGCGGCTCGGGCTTTCGCAGCTCGGTGCGTTGATGCGAGACATCGCCGTCGACGACACTGCGGCCAACTTCATCGCGGCCGTGCACCGGAACTTGGGCATTGTCGGCGTGATCATCTCGCCCAAAGAAAAAGGAACGCCGGTCACCAAAGAGGCCCTCAAGGAAACGAAGGAGTATCTCAAGGCCAGTTTCACTGGCGAGAAGCGGGCCGAGCCGCTGGCGCTGGGTGCGCCGACCGACGTGCAGCTGCTCCAGTACAACCTTCAGGGCTTCGACGTGAGTCCGGTGCGCGACGTCTCCGAAGAAAGAGTCTGCGCCGCACTCGGACTTCCCGCCGCGATCGTCGGATTCGGCACCGGGATGCAACAGACCCGAGTCGGCGCGACGATGAAGGAGCTGCGGCAGCTCGCATGGACGGGCGGCATCATCCCGATCCAGCGCATCATCGCGAAGGAAGTCATGCGGTCGCTCCTCCCTGAGTTCGAAGAGAGTAAGCGGCAGAAGGCCAGATTCACGTTCGATGTCTCAAAGGTCCGGGCCCTCTGGGAAGACAACAACGAGAAGCACGCCCGGGTGCGTGAAGACTTTAAGGCGAAGCTAATCGACCGGGCCACCGCACTCCGCGAGGTTGGGCGATCCGTCGCGACCGAAGACGAGGGCGTCTACTTCAGTGGTCCGCAACCGATCGAGCTGACCAACCCAACCAATCCATCGAAACCACCGAGCCCGCCACCGGCCTCAGGAGATCCACCATGATCAGATCTGGACGCCAATTCAGCGACCCGTCGAAGACGACGGAAGACAAGGAATCGCCCACGGTCGCGCGGAAATGCTTCGCGACCGTGAACGTCAAGGATGCTGAGAAAGGCACCGTCGAGCTAATCTTCAGCCGGTTCAACGTGAAGGACCTTGATAACGACTGGACCCTGCCGGGCGCCTTTGAGAGCGGCGCGAGTGTGCTGATGTCCGCATACGGACACACGAGCTGGCGCGGGCAATTGCCAATCGGGAAGGGCGTGATCCGCGTCGAGCCCGAATACGCAGCCTTCGACGGCCGCTTCTTTCTTAACACCGTCGGCGGCCGCGAGACGTTCGAGACGATGAAGGAAACCTCTGAGCTTCAGCAGTTCTCGTATGCCTATGACATACTCGAGACCGGCGAGGTGACCGAGGACCTCCGCCAGAGAGGCGTCTGGCAGGTACTGAAGAAGCTCAAGGTGCACGAGGTGAGCCCCGTGCTCCTGGGCGCCGGCATCGATACGCAGTTGCTCTCGGTCAAAGGCAGGAAGGCGGAGCCGACCGCCGAGGAACTCGCCGCGGCCGCTGCGCTAGAAACCGGGGCGCGCCAGGAATTCGCTCGCTTTCAGAAGACACGCGCGAGGCTCGTTGCCATTGGCCGCTGGTAGACCCGTACCGATCGCGTCCGCGGGAGAGCTCCGCTGTCACCATTGCTCGCACTTTATCGGCGAGGCCGGTGAGCCGATGGAGTACGTCGGTACGGTCGAATCGCGCTCCGATCGCGACCGAATTCCGGCGCCTCGGTGGAGCTGGAAATGCAAATGCGGACGCACCACCGTTTTTCGACGACTTGCGCCAACCGCGACATAGTGGTATAGGTTCTCTACTAGCAGGATACATCGAACGGCCTTTTTGGCGGCCAAACAGAGCGCAATCCACACTGCGCCGGTTTGGCTGCTTTTGCTTTTGCGAAGGCTCCCCGGCGCGCCACAGAGGAACGGGGAATGATCATCCTTCGGAAAGTTCGCGGTCTTCCAGGTCTCACCGCGCTATTCCGCCGCCGCGGCGGATCGTTCGGCATCGGCGCGCCCCGATCGGGCTTTGCGTCCCTGGGTGCCATTCTCTACATCGGCATTGTGCTGCTGCTGATTGTCGCTGCAGTCGCCTGGGTTACGGGCGGACACGGGCTGCCGAATCCGGCGGATCACTCCCCCACCCTCCTCTTCGCCGCAGGCTCGCTAGCGTCCCAGCTCAAAGAGACGTCCGAAAAGCTCGTCGAAAAGCAGAAGGCGCTCCACGACATCTTCGAGAAGGCCGGCGACACTGTCGACTTCTCCAACGCAGACGTCTTGAAGCTCGCCGGCGCCAAAGACTCGAAGGAAGTCGTCGAAAAGGTCCGCGCGCTAAACGCGGAGCTCGAGGATCTCGGCAAGAAGCGCGACGAGTACGCCGAGATGAAGAAGATCTCGGACGAGAACGAGAAGCGGCGCGCCACACCTGTCAATGAGATCCCGCTACCGAGCGACAACGGCGGAAAGAAGGAGACGCGCAAGTCGCTTGGTGAAGTGGTCATGAGCTCCAAGGCGATGAAGGAATGGAGATCGACCAAATCTCCGCACATGTCCGACGAAGAGGGCTGGGGTCTTCCCGAGATGAAGGCCACGTTTCTGACCACAGCCGGCTGGGCGCCCGAGACAACGCGCATCGGCCTCGTAGTCGACAAGGCAACCCGTCCGATCCAGGTGATCGACTTGATCCCGTCAGGCACGACAGGACAGGCCGCGGTCAAGTTCATGGAAGAGACGACCTTGACGCACGCGAGTGCCGAGCGAGCGGAGATCGCGGCCTACGCCGAGAGCTCGTTCGCACTGACCGTAC